AGAAAAAGCGTATTTTGCTGGCGTGGGTGTTTGCTGATGCAATGCAACCACAAGATAGGAAAACGCCGTTGTAAGGCTCATGCCCTAAAAGGCAAAAGACAATGCATGTTTCATGCTAAGCCAGGGCAGAAGAAGACTTACAGAAAAAAGAAGTGAAGAATATGCCATTTTTTGAAATATCTGGCGAATTATTCGAAACTGAATATGGACCTATCACTGAAAAAGAGGTTTTTGAGGCAATTGACGATATGACCGCCTTTTACATTCTATCTGAAGGTGATTTTAGTGATGTTCGTTTGGCAAGGATGGAAGAGCACGCAGTGGCAACTGCTAAGGCAACTGGCGAACATATTGTTCGAAGTACTATCGGTGCTATTTCTTTGCCTATATCTGTTATACCTGGCCCAATGGGTGGAGTGGCCAGAAAAACTGTTGCTGTTACTGCCTTTGGCCTTGAATTGCTACTGGCTAGTAACACTCATGATGCGTATTTACGCTCTCAGATTAAGAAAGAGATTAAACGTCGAGTAGACAGACTGGAAGGTCGTTCGGCGTGAGTAATATAGATCAAGAAAAACCCTGCCCCGAATGTGGCGTGGTTGCAATCTTAGACGGCGAAGCCCGTATTTGCTATGAATGCTGGAATAACCTGGTTATCTCAGAAGCAGAAGAAGAGTAGTGTAGAAAACACACTTGGTGTTGTCGAACTTAAGTCAAGATATGTATTAGCTATGTTATGGACCCAACTGAGGACTTAACTGGAGCGATACTGAGATTGATGGAAGAAATTGTAGAATTACAAGGCATTGTAGAGAATTTACGAATGACTATGATCCGCCAAAATTTGGGGGTCTACAATTGAACATAAGAAATTACGATGAGTGTTATACTTGTTTACGAAGAGTTTGTATCTGCTTTTGGAAGTAGATTTATGTCAAAACTTTGTGGCAGCTGTAAGCGGCTCATCAAATTATACGGAACAAATGAATTTGCAGTTCCATGGCGTTGCACTTGCAATGCTACGGACAATCCTGATATCCAGGTGAGGACCGTTCAACATCAACTATCCCTTAGGGGATCGGGAGATTTTTGTGCACTCGGATGTTGCGATTTTACTCTAAAATTCGAAAAACATGAATGCAGGAGAACGGAACGTTCTTAGAACTTCACCTTCGGTGGAAGAGGCGTGAAGGTGAGAGAAGATAAGTCCGCTTATGTTACTCTCAGTCGTAGACCCCACAGTCTTCATCGGGGTGTGTATGGACGAATTCTATTTAAGCCGCCTATAGTACCCATTGGGTATGGCCAAGCGTAATAATCGGACCAAACAACGTAGAAATAAGATTGAACCATCGGAAATGACTTTGACATTTGCGACTGTTGCTGGAGCTCCTGGATCCACAACTTCAAGTTATATTGATCTAAGTCAAGTGGCATCACTTGTAAACCGTCGATTTTATCGTCAAGGTATTAATTGGGCTGTTGCTGGATTCAAGATTCTTGGACCCAGTTTATCTTCAGGTCAATCAGCAAAGGCATCGCTTTTGATTGAAAAACTCCCAAATACTTGGGTAATGTCTAATTCATGGGAAAAGTCTTTCCGAACTTGGAATAAAATGAACAAGGATGCATTAGATGAAGCAGAATCAGTTCGAGGTAGATTCCTCGATTTTAAGATATATGCAGATGCTGATCATCACGCCGCAGGTTTTGGAACAAATTTATTGCCTGCTAATGTTGGTGGAATCGCAACGGTAGGCGAGTGGATTCCTTCTGAAATCCGAGTCCCTAATTCGGCTACGAATAATACTACATCTGGTTTTGAACTGATTGCAGTTGGCGCTAATTATCCTGGCGCTGGTGCATCAGGTAAAGATGCTGTATCTCTCATACAGGGATATGCGAATTCTCGTGCTTTGCCGAGTGAATCGGATCCTAATGTTCCAGCCGATGCTACGGATGCTGGACCTAGCGGAACTCCAGAAAATTGGATGTCTGCACTCCATAATGATGGTATTACGCAAGATAGTGAAGTATTGACGGATATTACGGCATACGATCAACCCCCTTATCCTTTTGAAAACGATGGAACTGCAGTTACATCGATGTATCCAGGGGGAGAGACACAATTGCCCGCCCTTATGGTTCATGATCAGGCTCGTATGAGCAGCACCACAATTGGTGCTACAACTTACATGAAAGGCGGAAATTTCCCTTGTGGTCTCATTAAACTTTCACATGAAGTTCATGCAGAAAGTATTACTCACAACGTAGTTGTCCAGGTTGACTTAGTTCCTGGTTCGCATCGAGGATACCTTTGTGAATCGATGACGGAGATGTGAGGTTGTTACAAATGACTGGTGAAGTTCTCGAACAAACTAAGGAATTATCTTTGGGTGCAAAGTTGTTAACCCAATTAAGAGAGAATCGAGTTGAAGCTATGATCGTAACGATTTTGCTTTATTCAACTGGACTTCTAGAAAAAGCGTATTTTGCTGGCGTGGGTGTTTGCTGATGCAATGCAACCACAAGATAGGAAAACGCCGTTGTAAGGCTCATGCCCTAAAAGGCAAAAGA